GCAGCGCAGTCTGGCAGATGTAGCTGCCCATGTCGCGGGCGCCGAGGCCGGCCGGGCCGGTGGTCGGCGACTGGGTGATGTTGGAGCGCGTCTTCTGCTTGCGGGCGGGGATGCCGCTGCCCTGGATGACGGGCTCGGCGGCCTCGCCCGTGCCGACGAACTCCTCCAGCGTGATCGTCGTGGACATGCCGCTAGCGACAAGGCCGGCGAACTCGCCCACGTCGGTCTCCGAGTAGAAACTGCCGATCGCACTCATACGGCACGCCGATAGGGAATCAGCATGGTCTTCACGTTGGACGGCAGGTCGCCCGGCGCGATGTCGTTATAGGTCAGCGACAGATCGGCGGCGCTCTTACTCTTGATCAGCACGCCGCTCTGCCCCTCCCAGTGCGCTTTCACGGTCTCGACGCAGGCGCGAGTAATGTCGTAGGGCAGGAGCGGAGCGCCGTCGCTGGGGCGCGGGTTCAGGGGGTCGACCGGCGCGGTATCCTCGGGTAGCCGGTAGCCGGCGCGGTAGGTGATGGCGTAGACGGGGCGCTCGCTGCCCACGGCGCGTGTGTCGCTTAGCACGCCCCAGACGAAGGTGCCGGTCCAGCCGAAGCCGCGCTCGCGGTAGACTAGCCCCGCGTCTGCGTCGGCGATGACTACGTCCAGCAGCGGGTCCTGCTGGAAGAGGACCGCCTCGATAGCAATGAGCGGGGTGCGGCCGAGCAGGAGCTGCGGCATGTCCAGGCCGGGCAGCAGCTCCTGGTAGCGCGCCGCGCCGAAGTGCTGGCCGGTGTAGTGCTCGATGGTGGCAGAGGCGCCGCGGATCATGGCGGCAAGCGTGTCCTCGCCGTCCGGCCCCAGCGTCGCCGGAGTCAGTTTCAGCTCAGCGATGACCGAGTCCACCAGGCAGAGCGCGGTGAACGCGGGCGGAGCCAGGATGGCGAGCGGCACGGGTGCCTCCTACGTAGTCGCGCGACGGCGCGGCGGCGTGGCTGCTTTCTCGGTGGCAGTCTCCTCGCGGGTCGGAGTCTGGTCGGTCTCAAGCACGAACTTCTCTTCGGAAACGGTGAAACCCCCCGGCGAGGGGAGCGGCGTCGAGTCCAGGACCGAGTGGGCCATCGCGATGCGCTGGCCGCGGCTCGCCGGGTCGTCGGCGTTGGCGGGGACCCGCGCCGGCCCGAGCTTCACCTCCTCCAGGCCGGCCTCCTCGGCGGACAGCAGAGCGACTTCGACCGCGGAAGCGGTCTCTGACGGCTCCGGCCGGGCTACGCCCAGGTGGACCAGCCGCGCCGCGGCGTCAGGCGGAAAGCCGGCGACCTCGTCGGGGTTGTAGGCGCCGGCGTGGTGGATGAAGCGCACGCGCACCATGTCTGGCATGGCAGGCTCCTCTAGAGCGAGCCAGCCGGAACCGCCCCGGCTGGCTCGCGGTTATACGGCTGGCAGGTTATGGGCGCCGCCCAGGACGATGCAGGACGACAGGATCGCGGTGTCCACGCTCGCGGCGCTCAGGTTACCCTTGGCAGCGACGCGGATGAAGGTCTTAGCGCCGCTCAGGTCGATGTTGTAGAGCTGGAGCTGGCCGCCGGCCTGGTTGGCCTGAAGCAGCGTCACGGCGGCTGGCACGGCCGGGTCGCCGCCGAGAAAGTCATTCCAGCCGGTCGTGCCGTCGGCGCTGTCCTGGACCCGCACGGTGACGGCGATCGACTGGCCGGAGGCCATGCTGGCGCTGACGTTGAGGCCGACCAGGGCGGACAGGTAGCCGTCGCGGTTGATCGCGGGACCGAACTGATCGACGTTGTCGGTGCCGGCGCCGGCGGTCAGGGTCACGGGCATCAGGCCGGTAGCGAGCTTGACGTAGCGCCCGACGTCCCGCTGCATGGAAGTGTTCGTGGCCATAGTCCTCGCTCCTCGGGCTGCTGCCCGTACTAGGGGGGCGCCCCGCTGACGGGGCGCCCCCGCTCGTCGGTACGCTACGCGCGCGCCCTTACGGGGCGCCCCACTTGACGGCCTGCAGGACCACGATGGCCTGGTCGTGGCGCATCGCGAAGTCGTGCTCGGCGATGGCGCGAATGGCGGTCTGGTCGCGCGAGTAGGTGGACTGGAGCTGGGTGCCGTCCCAGTAGGCCGCCTCGGTGCTGGCGTCGATGAGCAGCCGCTCGGACTCGCCGAGGACGGCCATCGTCATCTCGGCCAGGTACAGCTCCGACTCGTTGGAGCCGACGCCGAGGTTCGTCGGGATCTGCGTCGTGGTGTAGAACGGGAACCCCATCAGCGTGCCGGCGGCCATCTCGGTGCGCCAGGCGAAGTTGCCCAGGCCGTCGCGCTGGGTCATCAGGAAGGTCTTGGTGCGCGGCGCCATGAACCAGGCGGGCCGCACCATCTGGATGTTCGCCTCGTCCATCACGTTCAGCATGGAGCCGAGGTCGATCGTCACGTTGGTGAGGCTGATCGTGGCGTTGGCCGGCAGGAGGTTGGTCGCCGCGGGTGCCCAGTGCAGGAAGCCCTTGGGCGTGTACTGGGTGCCGTCGCCGCGCAGGAAGGCGAGGTCCTCGCGCAGCGCCAGCGCCCGGACCAGGTCGTCGCGGACGAAGGCGTCGGCGTTCGGGGTCGCGAAGCGGATCAGGTCGTTGCTGATCGGCACCATCGCGGTCAGCTTGCGCCAGGTGAGCGTGACCATCCCGAAGCCGGGCTGGCTGATCGGGATGTTCTGGCCCTCGCCGGTGTAGGTCGCGGTGCTGGCGCTGGTGACCTTCGGGATGCTAACGGTGCCGACCGGCATCGGCAGCAGGGTCGGCCCGGCGGCGCGGACGCGCGCCACGGGGCGCAGCAGCTCGATGATGTCGCTGGAGTAGTCAGGCGGGACCAGGAAGCCGCCGCCGACCGCGTCGCCGGCCTCCAGGGCCTTGGCCATCGCCTCGTCCTGGAAGGCCTTGCGGGCGTGCCCCGCGGCGAGGCCGGGGATGCCGCGCGCCGCGGCCAGGCAGCGAATCAGGCGGCCGGCGCGCAGGCCGCGCTGCTCGCTGGCGCTGACGCGCTGGATCGCCTGGGAGTAGGGCTGGGTCTCGTCGATCACCGCGCCCAGCAGCGGCGGCCCGTAGCGGGTCACGTTTCCGACGGCATCGGCAGACACGATCGTCTGCCACTTCTCCTCCACGACCTTGCCGCAGACGTCGCGGATCAGCTCAGCCAGCTCGGCCTTGTTCATGCGTCCTCCCGCTAATCCACTCGGCCGGCGGCTTGCCGCTGGCGAGCCTCGATGCTGGCCTGTACGCCAGCCTGAACCATGGCGCGCAGCTCCTCGGGCGCGATGTCCGCGAGCACGTCCTCGTCGTCAGGCGCGGCGGCCGGCGGCGGCTCGGGGGTGTGGTCGACGAGCACGACTCGCCGCTCCGGCGGGGGCTCTTCGGCGCGCGTGACGGGCGGGTCGGTGGCGGCCTGGAAGGGGCGGCCCATCGGCGCCCCGCAGGCACAGTTGATCGCGCCGTGTGCCATGCCCGCATGCGCGGCGGCCAGGTCCATCAGGCCCTTGGCGATGTGCAGGTGGTGGCTGGGGTCGAGCCCCGCGGCGGCCTTCTGGCGCATGCCGGCGACGGCCTTCTGGAGGTGGGTGGCGGCGGTCTGCGCCGTCACCAGCGCCTTGCGGGCGTGGGTCTCGGCCGCGTCCTCCGGGTCGGTGCCGGGCGTCTCGGGCCCCTCCGCCGTATCCTCGGGGTCCGTCGGCTCTCCCGGCTCGCCGGGGTAGGCCGTCGCGCGCGTGACTGGAGCAGCCGGCTCGTCCGCGTCCGCCAGGGGTGTGTCAGCGGCCATGAAGTCCGCCAGCTGCTCCAGCGAGTCGGGGACCTGAGCGGGGTCCTCGACCGGGGGCGCGTCGCCCTTCGTGACGGGGGCCTCGGCGTTCGCCGTCTTGGCGGCCTCGAAGCTGCCGTCGTGGCTGTCGCAGTGGGCGCGAGCAGCCTTGGCGTCCCAGGTGCCCGTCGCGTAGCGGTACGCCTGCTCCTGCCAGCCGCCGTCGCCGCTCTTGGGCCGGGCGTAGATGACGCTGTAGCGCTTGCCGTCGTGGTCGCGCGTGCCGCGGCGGAACTTGTCGAACTGGCCGGGGTCGGCGAGGCGGCAGGCGTGCTCGTTCGGGTACGGGCGCAGCACCGCGTCCTTCTCGATCGCCTCGTCGCCGGGGTCTGCGGCGGCCCGTTCCGCCGCCTTCGGCTTCGGCTTGCGGGGATCCTCCTCGTCGGTCGGCTCCGGGCCCTCGGCCTGATCCTCCGCGTCCGGCGCCTCGCCAGGTGTCTCGGGCGGCTCCTGCGCGTCCTCGGGATCCGGCTTCGGCTTGGCCGCGCGCTCGACGAGGTCCAGCACCGGCTCGCCGTCTACCGTGAGGGTGTCCAGGCGAAACGGGTCAGCAGACGCCCCGCCGGCGGGGCACGCGGCATCCCAGCTCGGCAGGGAGAGGTGGGTAGTGCCGAGCAGCCGGTGGACCGCCTCCGCCTGACCGCGGCTGATCCACAGGCCCGGCTCGCCGTGGCCCTCCTCCAGGATGCGCTCGGCCCAACCCAGCAGCGGCTCCAGGTCGATACCGGCGCTGCGGGCCTGGAGGAGGCAGTCGGGGTTGGCCGGCACCGGGCAGACCGACCACTCCAGCAGGCTCTGCCGGACGAAGTTGCAGGGCGGCTGGAAGCCGCTCGCCGACTGGCGGGTATTGTCGAAGTGGAACTCGATAGGCAGGAACCCCACGCTAGCGGCGCGGATGTAGCCGCCGTCGATCAGGCGGTAGATGGTGTCTGCGAAAGCGTAGACCTCGGGCGGGGCGAACTGGGCGACGCTCACGAGCTTGCGGCCCTGGTCCACGCCCATGCGGATGGTCTGCCCGATGGGGGGCGCCTCGCCGTCGTGGGCCCAGAGGACGACGGGGTTCCGCTCATAGTCGTTGAGGACCCAGCCCTCGGGGGCGACAGTGTCGCCCTCGCGGTCCACGCTGGCGGTGGAGATGGTGAACTGCTTCTGGCGCTTGTCCGCGTCGACGGTGCTGATCTTGTCGCAGGTGTAGGCCTTGCGGAGGACGGTGTCGGGGTTCGCCTTCCCGGCGATGGCGAGCGTGCGCCACTCCGCGAGGGAGGTGTACGGCGTAGATCGGCGGCTCGTGCCGACGGGCATGGCGTCCCTCCAAAGAAAAAGCCCACTCCCGCGAGTCACGAAGACTCGGGTGTGGGCCGGGACGCCATGAGGCGTGCGGGCCGCTCAGATCAGCCGGGGCGCCAGGGGGCTAGTTCAGGCAGCCGACCGTACCGGCGTAGTCGGGTCCAGTACCCCCTGGTGCTTGGGGTGCGGGAACCGGATTCGAACCGGCGACCTGTGGGTTATGAGCCCACTGCGCTGCCACTGCTGCGCTGCCACTGCGCCATCCCGCACGCTGCACTGCCGACCAGCATAGCACAACGCGCACACAGGACCACCGGCGGGGCTAGCCGCGGAGGCGCCAGTCGCAGCGCGGGCAGCGGTCCGGGGGCACTGGCCGGGGGTAAACGCGGTCCACTACGGCGACGATCAGCAGCAGGCCGCGGCGGACCGCCACGAGGAAGTCGCGGAGGATGTCCTCGCTGGGGGGCGCGACCGAGCCGTTCGGGGACTCAGGCTGGCTCATCGCCGTCCTCGCGCATCAGCACGTACCAGTCGCAGCCCGCGTCGTAGCCGACCACCCGCACCGCGAACGGTCCCAGCCTGGCGCGCTCCCGAAGGTGGGGCGGGACGTGGCCGGTCCAGAAGCCGGGCTCCATCTTCGTGAACAGCTCCAGGTCCACCAGGATCTGCGGCCCGCCGCGCCACTCGTAGCGGAGGACCGGGCGGCCGGCCTCGCAGACGCGGCTGACGGTGAGGTAGCCGATCCACTCCAGCGCGCCGGCCGCACTCACGGCGGCGCGTCTACGTTCACCGGCTCGGGGTTAAAGACCGTCTCGGCGTAGGCGGCGCCGGCGGCATCAGCGGGGTCGAACTGCTGGCCACCGTCGCCGGCGTAGGGCTGGCGGTGGTCCGCCTGGCTGAACAGAATGGCCTCGGGGATGCCGGCGGGGTAGGCCGTGCAGCAGAGCCGGTCCTGGCCGGCCGGCACGTCGCGGAAGCGCGTGCAGCCGTAGCAGATGGGACAGACGTACTGCGTCATCGGGCGCCTCCTCCGTCCATCGTACCATTCGGGCGGTCTGGCTCGAAGGGCGGCACCGGCGCGGGGCGGCCGTATAGCCAGTGCAGCCAGTTCATGTCCTCGCGGGTCGCGTCTACGGTCACGACGGGCAGGGGGCCTCCGGTGATGGCGCGGTCTAGGTGCTCCACGTCGACGTGCAGACGCGCGGTCGTCTTCCCCCGAAGCACGACGTACTCGCGCTCGGGGAAGGTGCCGGGTCCGGTGCGTACCGTCGAGAAGATCCGCGAGACGGGGAAGCGCGCCGCGAGAACCACCGGAGTCGGGTCGCCGCCGCGACTCTTGATGGCGAACCTGCGTGCTTCCTGCGGGTTGCTGGTCCAGGATGATAGGGGCTGCATCTGCACGTCGGCATTCGCGGGCGCCCGGCTCTCGTGCACGCCGGGGGGGAGCTTGTCAGGCATCATGGCAGTCCCCCGATAGAGCGTGACTTCCTTCAGACCCTGCGCCTTGAAGTCTGCCTGAGTAGCGTCGTAGGTGGCGCGCGCCCAGGCCATCCGTGCCCGGTCCCACGGTTTCGTGGCGGGGTCAAAGGTTTGGTGGAACGGGTCAGGATATACGTCCGCGGTCGAAAGGCCGAACTCCGTCGCAACGGCCATCAGCTCGGCGTGGCCGGCGCCGCCCCCGTTCCAGCCTGTCGCGTAGCTGCGGAACATCCCGCGCGCGGTCTCCTTGCCGCCGGGCGGGTCGAACGGCATCGTCGGGTCCTTCTGCAGCTCGTCGGCCAGGCGCTCGTAGTTAGCCTCGCCCCAGCTTCGCATATCGCCGGCGTAGAGCGGCTCGCCGCCGTCGGGGTTCCACAGGATCGGGTCAGTGCGCTCGCTGTACGGGGGTTCCGGTCCCTGGTAGGGCACGGCAGCAGCCTGGGGACTACCCTCCCCTCCACCAAACTCCCCGCCCTCGGGGCTGCCGGCGGGGACGCGCGGATGCTGGCTCTCGTCCCACTCGCGAGTAAACGAGCGCACCGGGGGGCGGTCGCGCATCGCGTGAAGCCACTCGGCGGCGCGGTCGTCCTCGACGATCACGGGCCGGGCGGCGGCTCCGTCCGAGGCGGCGGTTTTGGCGGGCGTAACGCGGTGGACGTGCACGGGAATGGGCCCTCCCAGAACTACGATCTCGGCTGACATGTCATAGCCGAAACCCGTCTGCGGCGAGGAAAGGACGCGAGACGCGGGTACGTGGGCACTCACGATCACCGGGACCATGTCCGGGTCCGTGTTGTGGTGATACTTCGGATCCGCATACTCGCGAGCGACGGAAGCGTCGCTCGTCCAGGAGGAAAGAGCGCGCTGCCGGAGCGTCCCGCCCGCGGCCTCCATCGCCCGGACCGTGGCGCTGGGCAGGATCATGCCGCGATACAGGGTGCCCCCGGCGATCCCGCGCTTCGCCAGGTGCGCCTGCGTGGCGTCGTACATCGGCTTCAGCACCGCCTTCAGACCGGCCGCGGTGACCGGAGCAATGAGCAGGTCGGCAATCTCGGGGATTGGGAGCTTGTGCGGCGTAGGCTCAGCGTCAGTCAGCCCAAAGACCTCGGCGGCTTGCAGCATCAGGAGCATGGAGGCGGGGTCCTTGGGGTTAGCGTTCCAGCGACGCATCACGTCCTGAGCCGCCTGGACGGCATCGCCGGGTGACAGCGACGGGTCAGCTGACTCCATCGCTGTAGCGATAGTATTGATCGGCAGGAAGCTGTCCCGCGGCCCGTCCGGGTAGCCCTCGTAGCTGCCACCCGCGCCGCTGGCAAACTCGCCACCGGCTGAGGTCCCCGCCGGCTCGCGGGGGTGCTGCTCTTCGTCCCAGGCGCGGACAAAGCCGGGCAGGGCGCGCTGGAGTGCGGTGTTGGTGCAGAGCCAGTTGTCGTTGTGGCGCTCCCAGCCGAACTCGCCCAGGTCGAGCGGCGCGGCCTTCGTAACGTCTACCGTGCCCCCGCTGGTCGTCCGGTGCACCCGCACATGAGCGGGGCCGCCGAGCACGACCACCTCAGCCTCCCCGCCGAAGCCGATCCCGGTTTTGTCCCACCCCAGGATACGCTGGATGGGGAAGCGAGCCTGCAGGACTACTCCGGTGTGG